TAACCAATCATCTAACTTCACCAAGACAATGGTTTCTCCTCGATCTTCTCGTGTCATTACTAGATCACAATTCCCAAATGCTAACCATTTAGGGATAGTTCTTCTTCTTTTTGCTTGTATTTTAAGCGATTTTCCGTCCTTATTCGCCAAAATATCCACATCTTCTGTTAAACCCATGCTTCTACCATCCGAACCCCACGCTCGTTTTACATCATATCCTTCTTTGGATAGTCTGTCCACAAGTTCACGTTCATAGGTATTGCCTTTTGATTTTGATTTACTTGCCACTATCTTCCACCGCCTTTAAGAATTGAGTTATTAAATCCGCAACCATATCTTTCATCTTCAAGTTCTTCTCAAAGCAAAATATTCTTAATTTTGAGTATATCTCTGCATCAACAGAGAGTCTATGCCTGTTGCTGAGTTGCGCCCTTTGTTTATGCCGCGAGTTTAATTCGGGTTGCATCTTTTTAATTAACTTCCTTTCTAAATCAGTTGCCATACCAAATGTAATTGCGGGTTTAATCTTTACATAATCCCATTGATCCACAGAGTGTTTACTAAATCTCCTCCGTATATGTTTAGAAACACCTATATAAACCGCTTGATCGTTTTTATACATAACATATACACCGCACATCATAGGCAAGTCTTTCTTCTCTCTATATATTTGCCATTTACTCATAGGTAAACCTTTCGACAAGAACACTAATAATGAGAAACATAAGAGCCAAAGAACTAACCCAAAAGAAAATACCCATTCCTAGCACTAATACATTTGCTACCCATTCTGCTATACTAAACATAATCATACTTACCCCTTTTTTTTATTCATTAAATACATTCTACACCCCACATACTTACGCGCCAACCCAAGTAGTTTCATTTGCCAAGAACCTTTTACCCTTATATCCCTACTTATTAAGATCATTGGTCAATTCGGGTTGCAAGTCATCTGACTTTGTTTGTGAGGCGTAGAAATTCTTTTCCATAGTATCTAATCGATCTAATAAATGTTGTATTTTTGTAATCGCTTTTCTTTCCTGAGTTATTTTAAGGCTTAATAATCTACTAGCTAATCCTTGCCTGATTTGATATAAGTCATTTGTTGTAATCTTCATTTTCTCTTCCTCTTTACAGGTAAAACCCCTTTAAAATACATCTCTAAATACCAGGTATTATCTTCTCTTAAAAAATCATCACGCATCTTTAACATCTCTTCATCCGTAAAACTATATCGTTTTAATACGTTCTTTTTCATGTACAGACTCCACTTTATTAGATATTGAATAAATCTCTTTTGTTGGAATAAGATAACACCGCTTTGATTTAGTATCCCCTTTGCCTGTGATCACTCGCTGCGTGTACCCTTTCTCTAAAATTAAATCTTTAATGCGAGTAGGCTTTACCCATATTAAATTCAAGTTATCAAAAAAACACCATATATCCGCTTCTGTAGATAATAAAGCAGATGGTTTACCATACATATACACTTCCACTAGGAAATTCTGTGTATGTTGTGATTGTATATCGGACTTAACCTCAATCCTGGTGTTTGTTGAAGGACTATATATATCAAATTGCTTAAACTTACCCTTAATAATAAGAGCAAAAGGATCAGACTCTCTGACCCTATTTAAGACAATCTCTTCTACTCTTTTTCCTAGTTCTAGTGCTTTCTTAAAGTTTGGCATTGTATGTGGTTAGTTAATTACAGATTCAGGGTTATTGACTACGCAATCACATGGTTCAAAATACTCCGCAGTATCTGTGTAATATCCGCAATCCACGACTTCACTATGTACGAAACCACCTTGCCCTTTACAATCTGTGCAATCAACATCGGACTTTCCAATGCAATAGTACATCTGCTCATCAGAGGTGAGTTCATCAAACTGGATAGGGCGAACTTTCGCTCGCCCATCGCAGACCATAGTGGATTTAGAAGGGTAAGTCATCTTCCTTCTTCTCTTGACCTTGAGGTTTGAAGTCACTTACTTTCAAACTAAGGTACTTGTCACCCTTCTTTGATTCATTAGACCATCCTGATAAACTATAATCTTTACCATTAATGTTTATCTTTCCTGTCATGTGAGGGTGCTTTTCTGTCTTGCGATCTTTTGCAGTAAATAAAGCACCTTTGTTCGTGTTGTCATAAGCCATTACTTAGACTCCTTTTTAGTTTCCTGTTCTTCTTCTTCTATTAAGCTAAAGGTCGTTGGTAAATCTTTCGGAAAGGACGGAACAGGATAATTATGTACCCAATCCGAGACTTCCACAACCTTTTTCCAAGTTTGTTTATCTGTTTTATACTTCTTTAATGTATAATTAGGTTTCTTTCTCCAACCCGATTTTAAATATAAACAGGCGATCCCGTCAATCTTTAAATCAGGAAACAACGATTCAAATAAAATCTGATAAGAAGTAAGCTGAAGTTGATGTGTTTGATAGGCATTACCTGTCTTAAAATCAATCAACCATCTTTCTTCTTTTCCTTTCTTATTAACAAGCCTAACTACCCAATCCGCAGTTCCCGCCCAAGGATGTAATTGATTCCCTTCATTATCGCAAGCTAGGTCAAACATACATATTTCTAATGCTTCTGTAATAAAATCTCCGTTTACTCTTGCATCATCACAGAATTGTTTAAAAGACATAATGTATTTAATAATCTCCCTAGATACAGGGATCATTTTATCTGAATCTTTATCGTACCATGTTGGTTGCTGCTCCAGGTCAATCTTTTGTCCAAGCAGTAGGCGTTCACAAAAGTCATGCACGATTGTACCGATAACCGCACGTTTATTTGCATACTCCATAGCATCTTCATACGAATTAGCATTGCCTAACCATCTACGAAACCCCATACCTTTATCTAATGCATCCTCAAAAGTAGTAGATGATCTTTTATATATCTTAGGTATACCTTCACCAAAGTTCTCTTCCCAATATTCATCTACTGGGGTATACCATCTTCCATTATTTAAGTCATGTCTAATGACAGGGATTGAAGTCTGTAGAAGTTCTTCCATATTACACCTCTGTGTCTGGCGCAATGTTTGTAGTATAACCTTTCTTCTCTACAAGTTCACCGCGCTCGTTATTTTCTTTATACTTATCAAATCGGACTCGGACACTACCAATGCCAACATCTAATATTGTACCCCATTTATTTAATTCAGGGTCTAATCTATTGTTAAGGCAGAATCGTTGACCTACCGCTAGTTTCTTTAACTTCATTGCGAGATCAAGTCCTTTACTTCATATCGTTTTGTCCTATACCCTAAGTTCACTTCTTTGATCTTACCAGCTTTCGCCCATGCCCTTATAGTATAAGTAGAAACTTTGAAGTATTCTGATGCTTCTTTTGTCGTAAGCAGTTTGTTCATCTTCTATTCCTATCTGTTTATTAATTAAAATAATGATTTATCGATATAAATCTTATACGAACTTATATCAACGCATCAATAGATGCAAGAAGAATCTACAAATATATTATTATTGTTGGAAGAAACTAGAGAGTTTTGTTGTACTTCTCGATGAACTCGCTTGCTTTTCCTTTTCCGAGGTGTGTATTATAATGATCTTTCCAGTAATTTGCCATACCTTCAACACTACTTGGTATTGCTTTAGGAACTCTGCGATACTTGAGTCTGCACATTATAATAGCATATGCTATATTATATTCTAAAAGTTCTGCTATATCTTCCTCTTTTGCAGTAGGAAGAAATGCAGTTGAATGGACTTGCGCTATATCAACGCAGTTCCACATCAATCTTTGTCTATAATTTAAATAATTCTCCAGGGTGTCTTTTGCGCCTGTCATTCCTGGTTCAATCTGCCACCAGCTTCGCGCTACCCCGTTATTCCATTGTCTTAAATAGTCGTAGTTAGATTCAATTAAACCAGTTCCAAATACTAGATTCTCCGCTTCCTCGGAGTACATCTCCATCTTCTTTAAGATGGTAGAGATCATTTGTCGTATTTGTTTTTGTTTTCTTTTGTTCATATTGAGTAACCTTATATTCTACTTTGTATATATAGCCATCTATCATTTCTAACGCTGTTCTTTCCTGGACTACTATTCCCTTATCCCAGACTAAATAAAGAACCGCAACTAATCCAAGGGAACATAATATATACGATGTTAAGTTCTTCATTATGAGAAAGTTACTATAGAATTTTTATTAACTCAAGTAATTATAAATCAGATACAAATACTTTTATTTTAGCTACAATTTTATCATCTTCTTTTGATGGTGTTACCTTTGCTATCAATTCTAACACCTTGATAATAAAGCCTTTAACTCCGTGCTTTTTTACCTGACCCTTTATATATCTTTTGATCATTTCTTATTTCCTTTTACAATTTTTGTTAAACCTTCTATGACTACATCCAATAAAATATCATCTTTTTCACTTGGAGACATCTTTACAATTTTCTCTAATATCATAAATCCAAGTAGCACCCATTCCCAATTCAATGTTAACCATTCCATATTATTTTCCTACCTTTTTCATTGCTATTTTATGAGACTCTGTAAATGTTTTGCCACCTCGCATCGCACTTACCATAGATCGAATGTGCTTTGCAGTATGATGTCTACCATGTTTTTTGATTGCGGTTGCTTGCCTGGTATTCAACCCTGATAAAGAAACACCTTTCATCATTTTAATAGCCATATTTCTTCATCTTCTTTTTAGTGGTTTTCTTTTTCATAGGTTTCTTCTTCATTTTCTTTTTTGTTTTGCTATGATAGGGCATGATTAAACTCCTTATTTTTTTATCTTTTTAATTTTACCATTATGAGTTCTAGCGAACTTATGGGTCTTCGTTTCTCTTATGAGTGTCCCAGAGTATCGTTTATCCCCCCATTTCCATGTTACTTTTTTAGCCATTACCACTTCACCTTATCTGCCCAATATGCTGCGGACATTTTACCTTTCTTAATATTTCTTCTGTGTCTTGCTTTAAATGATTTACGCTTTGCTTTCATCCTGGCAGACTCACCTTTCTTTGGTTTACCCGCAGTAGAAGCTCCTTGTTCACCGAATCGAATTGTTTTTATTGTGTCACCTTCTTTCGCAACAACAACATGAGATTTTTTAGGGTGTCCTGGAGTTCTCTTCGGTTTATTGAATCCAGCTACTCCCACTCTTTTTAATCTTGGGTCTTTAGCCATTTTTAATGTTCCTTATCTTATAATATAGATATATAATGTTCATAACTGCAATAGCAATACCTAATATATATGGCAGTAAGTCCATAAATAACATTACCATACTCCCAGAACTACCTAAAGAAACCTTTAAACTATCCACGACCATTCCCATTCATTCGACTCATTATACCATCCATCCTTGACAATTGTTTTTCTAAATCTGCTATAGACTCCATAGTTTGCTCATATCGCCTATCTCTAACTGCATCTGATTCATTCCACCTACTAATAAGTTTAATAATCATACCTTCCATGTTGTTAATGCTTTCTGATTGTCCTTTATTTTCTATTTCTAAATTTTTTAATGACTCTTGTTGTGCTTCTGATTTTTTAGATAAACTCATTACTAAATAGACAAGTAATAATCCGCAAATTCCTATCATGCCCGCTTCAGCATATACTGCCATAAAATCCATTATTTTCTCCGCTTTTTACCCCAACTCATTGGATTGAGGTTTATTTCTTTTTCGTAAAACTTTACTTTCTCTGCCAACTCTTCTCGCTCAATCCGTTCTTCCACGATATGTTTATCAAGTAAGTCCCCAATGCGTTGATCTGCATCAGCAAAGCTATCTTCAAGCA